TCACCGGCACCGTGCAATTGCGCATGGCCGAAGGTCAGGATTGGCCCGAACAGGTCGAAGGCATTGCAGCCGTGGTGAACGAGCGCACAGATATTGGATGGTTCGAGGAAGAGATAGCGCCGGGTGCATTTGATAACGCCCTGACCAATTCAGATATCCGGGTATTGGGCAACCATGACCCGAACATAGTGCTGGGCCGCAACACTTCCGGCACGGCGAAGGTATGGGTAAATGAAGCGGGCCAGCTTGCTTACAGCTTCACTCCGGATAAAGAAAACCCTACGCACGTTACATGGGTGCGCAGCATTCAGCGTGGCGACATTACCCAAAGCAGCTTTGCCTTTACCATCCAGCGCACCGAATGGATTTACTCAGATAAGTATGGTGAATCAGGCACACGGCGCATTCTTGAAGTTCGCGCCCTGTACGATGTAAGCCCCGTGACCTACCCAGCATACGCAGGCACCAGCATTGCCGCCCGCGACATGGAGGCAATAAAGCAAGAGAGGGCCGCAATTCAAGCCGAATCTGATGAAGCCGCACAGGCTGCGCAGGCCCAGATTGAAGCAAAGAACCAAATTAAACAAACCCTAATCGACTCAATAAAATGAAAGCACTGAAAGAAAAGCGCGAAAAGCTGGCCGACCTCCGCACGGAGTTGTCTGCATTGCTGGCTGCTGATAGCCTGAGCGCAGAACAAATCACCCGCACTGCTGAAATCACCGAAGAGGTGAACAAACTGAACGCGGAAATCGACACTTTGGAAACTGCTCAGCGCACTGCTGCCGCTAATGCACCTGTTGCACCTGTGGTACACGGGACTGCCGGCGAAAGCAAAGACGAAAAGAACGTGCGCGAAAACTTCAGTTTCCGCAACCTGATGAAGGCTGCCTTGGAAAAGCGCAACCTGACTGGCCTTGAAGCTGAGATGCACCAAGAGGCTGTCAACGAATTGCGTCACGCTGGTGTAGCTACCTCCGGTTCGGAATACCTGATACCTAAGATGGTGTTCCACCGTGGCATGACTCAGAAGGGCGCAGAAAAGCGCACACAGTCTGCTACCGGCGGAAGCAACGGAAGCGAAGGCGGCGTGAACATTGCCACCAACGTGGGCGGCATTATTGACGCACTTTCTCCTTACCTGGTTTTGGCTCAGATGGGCATTCAGCGTTTCGACGGATTGGTGGGCAACTTGGTTCTTCCCCGCAACACTTCAACACCTGAAGCCGCATGGGAAACTGAAACCGGTTCTGCCAATGACCTGAGTGCAACTTGGGGCAAGGTTACACTTTCTCCGAAGCGTCTTGCAGGCTACATCCCTGTGACCAGCCAGCTGATGATTCAGAGTTCCAACGACATCGAGAATTACATTCGTCAGTACTTGCTTTCTTGCATGGCCGTTTCTCTGGAAAAAGCGGCAATTAAAGGCGGCGGATCCAACGAGCCAACCGGTATCATTGGCAACTCCGACGTATTGGTTACTTTTGCCGGCAACGCTGCCAGCAACAGCACCAACGCCAACGGCGCAAATCAGGTGTACGCCGACTGGGTGAACCTAATGAAAAAGGTGATGGAAAACAACGGCACGCTGTTGGCCCCGTCTTACCTGACCAACCCAACTGTATTGGGAGATGCGATGATTCGCCCAAAGCAGTCCAGCGGTGTTGAGGGCAACTTTATTGTGAACAACCCTGCACTGGCTCCTACCGGTTACGGATTGAACGTTACCTCTTGCGTACCAAGCAACCTGACCAAAGGAACCAGCAGCGACCTGAGCGCACTGATTTTCGGCGACTTCAGCAAGCTGGCCATCGCAAGCTGGGGCGGTATGAGCATTCTAGTTGATCCATACAGCAGCAGCCTGAGCGGAACTACAAACATCGTGTTGAACAGCTTTGTGGACGTGGGCGTATTGCAGCCTAAGTCTTTCGCAGTGTGTAAAGACATCGACGCTACCACACCGGCCTAATATGGCCACACAACACACAGCCTGATTGGTGATGTGTGTGTTGTGGGGGGGCGGGCAGAGGGACTGCCAACAGGGGACACCGATGTTTCCCGCCCCAGCTAAAAAGTTATGATAAAGGTCAAATTTATCAAGCACCCGGCAGGTTACAACTACGCCTACAATGTAGGCGACGAGGCCACATTGCCGGAGGTAAAAGCAAAACAGCTGCTCGATGCTGGCGTGGTGGCAATTATTGCCACCGAAGAAATCGAGAAAGCAGAATCAAAAGCCAAACCCGAAAAGCGCACCCGTAAGTGATTCAGAAGGTAAACAGCATCATCCATCAGGCAACGTCCTACATTAGCGTAAACGACGTGAAGGAACACCTGCGCGTAATCAACACGGACGAAGACGCATACATTGCCGGGATTTTAGATGCTGCCTTTGACATTGCGGAAAATTACATCGGAAGCACTATCAGGCTGGCCAACTGCCAGCTTGAAATGGCCGATTTCAAAGATGCCATAACGGATTTTTACGGCAAACCTCAGAGCCTTACAGCGGTTAAATACTACGATACCGCCAACGTGTTGCAAACATGGCCCACTGCCAATTACAGCGCACAGCTACAGCGCGATAGACTGCGCCTGTTTTGGCACACCATCACCCCGAGCGTAAATGATGACCGTCTTGATAGCGTCATTATCACGGCGCAGATGGGCTACACACCGGGCAACCTACCCGGCGCCATACGTGCAGCCATTCTGCTGATAACGGGCGACCTTTATGAAGAGCGCAAAAACGAAGTAATCGGCGCGGCTGAAACGACCCTTTCCCGTGGCACCGAATACCTGTTGAACCCTTACCGCATTCACCAATTCGTATGAACCCCGGACGATTCGACAGACAGATAACCATCGAGCGGTTCACGACCACCACCAACGCAATAGGCGAACAGGTGAAGACGTGGAATGCTTTAGTGACTTGCCCGGCTATGTATAAGGCCGACCCCGGAAACGAGGCCGTAAACGGCGACAAACGCGAGGCCGAGCGTCCGGTGATTTTTACCATCCGCTATTACGCGGGAGTAAATCCCAAAGACCGTCTGAAATACCAGGGCGAGGTTTACAATATCTTGGCCGTAACGGAAGTTGGCCGAAAGAATTTGATGGAACTAAAATCGCGGAGGCAAGAATGATCGGTTTAAAAATTGAAGGCAAGGATGAAGCCATTGCGCAGCTCGATGACATTGTTAAAGCATTGGACAGCGGAAGGGTGCAAGGCGTGCTAAAAACAAACGGCCAGCGGATTATTGATTCCGCCCGCGCTATGGCTCCGCACAAAACCGGAACCCTAAAGCGCGCCATTGGATGGATTTCCAAAAGCGATAAGCAGTTTCGCAACGTGGCCCTAATTGGCATCAAAGCGACCAAGAACAAATCTGCAAAAGCAAACCCCGGCAAATACGGAAACATCATCCAGACCGACAGCCGCACCGGAAAGCGTCGCGCCAACAAGTTTATGCAGATGGCCTTAGAGATTAACCAGAACGCGGTAACTGAAGGGATAAAAAAAGGTCTGGAAAACATCATAAAAAATCCGAAAACAAATCAATAAAACTATATGGCAACTACCGGAATAATGAACGGCACGCTGATTGGATTGTATAAATCCGTTTCCAGCACCATGACCAAAATCGCAAACGGTCGCAGTACGTCTGTGGATATTTCCATTGACATGATTGAAATCACCACCAAAGACAGCGGCGGCTACAAAGAATTTATGCCCGGCGAGAAGGGCGGAACGTTTGATTTTGAAGGACTGCTGGAACAGGACGGTTCCGTGGGTGGTTCACTCATAAGTCCCTCAGACCTCGTAACCGATGCGCTGGCAGGAACAGCCATTACCGTGCGTTGGTCCAGTCAGGTGACCGGCGACACCTATTACGAAAGTTCAGCCTTTATCACCAATGTGAATTTCAGCGCGCCAAACAACGCCGAGGCAACTTTCACCTGCTCTTTGCAGATGACCGGAACAATTACACAAGGTACAGTATCTTAATCCATTGAATATGAGCAGCGCACACATCACCATCGCAGGCAAACAGCACACGATTCAGTATCGTCTTGGAACCATTTACGCGATCGCCAAACACTTCAAAGCAGAGCCTGCTGGCCTGCTGCAAATCATGCAAAGCACCGATACTGCCGATGTTATCGAATTGTCAGCGGTTGCGACTTTGTACGGCCTGAAAACAGAGGCGAAGAACAACGGCAAGAAAGCGCCATTCGACAGCGTAGATATGTTGTTGGATGCGGTGGACAGCTTGACCGAATTGCGCCCCGCTGTTGAGTGCTTCACCGAGGCGTTTATGAAGTGCCTCGGATTGAACACCGACACCGCGACCGACACCGGAGGCGATGAGGGAAACGCGCCGGGGGTTCAACAGAACCCCTAACGTGGGACTATCTTTTCCAGATGGCTTATGGCCAGATGGGAATGACCGAGGCGGAGTGGCACGAAGCAAGCCCTGACTACTGGCACCACCGAGTAAAGGGCTGGCGAAAGCAGCAGTTCGACACGGAGCGCGCCGCGTGGAATCGCACAAGGTGGATGGCAGCAGTACTGCTTCAGCCGTGGTCGAAAAAAAGCATCAGCCCGCTTGATCTGCTGATATTTCCGGACGAGCTGGAAGACAGACGAAGGGAAACAATCGCAAAAGCGAAGGCCATGCGAAACGATAAAAGATTTCCGGCAACATTGCCGCCTAAGATAAAAGACGATGAACAAAGCAATTAAAGCTGTAGATTACATTCTGCGCAACACGGCAGGCGTAACAGCCTTGACCGGCCAGCGCATTTACCCCGTGCGCGCAACACAGGGCGCAGCCTACCCCTACATTGCGCACCAGTTTGTGAGCAATCGCCCGGTTCCTACATTGGACGGGGCCAGCACCTTTGATTTTGGCACGGTGCAAATCAACATTTATGCGGAAACGGCAACCGAAGCACAGGACATAATGGAAGCGGTACGGGTAGCACTTGACCGCAAAACCCCGGGC